TCAAATATGTTGTATTGACTGTCGTTGTTCTTTCCCCAGACTGCACCTTTCAATCTGATCTTACCTGTTCCTGTACCTTCCTGTACGTCCTCTAGTTCTTCCATAGTTCGGATGAGTTCTTCTACCTCATCCAATAGATCTACGAGAAAGTTACCGTCAAGTGCATCATAATCTAGTCTGGTAAATGTGTCTTCACCTGTATAATCATCGTATGACTTATCCAGTTCATCGAACTCTAGAAAGTCATAATCCAATGCACCGTAATCAAGACCACCGTCTTGATCTTCTTCTCCACCCGCAGTGAAGACAACTTCCTTGGGTGGATTGACAATAAACATATTGTCGATTACATCGGGTGTGATATCTTCGATGACCACCGAAGATGATGGTGGGGTAGATAAACTAGAGACAACTGTAGATGCGTATGCCTGATCTAGTGTTACTTCACCCGCATCATTCGATACAATGATAACCCCAGATGGATCACCATTCGGTAATGGGAGTAGAATCACAAGTGTTCGTCCTATCTCATCGATAGTCGTTGTGAAGTCCGTCCCACGAACCGCAATAGTAGCGGTGGGTGTTGTGATATCAATATTCTTTTTATCGACCATGCCTAATCGACCAGATGCGAACCGAGCAGTTCCAAGTGCCATCTTCATGACCATCTTGGACTTGCTCGGATCTGGATCGTAATAGACCTTGTCTATGTAAACCTTGGTGTGTTCAATCAAACTCAACTCTGCTTCATCCAGAAACTTTATTAACATCCGCCCTTGTGCAGTCTGGGCGGTGTCATTAAGTTCTATTCCCACACCTACTTCTGACGATAGGAGATCCGTCTCGCGAAGGATGGAACCCACTCCTTTGGATTCCACAATATCTCCGATAGTTGCCGCCGTAACGAATCCTATCGAAAATATCCCGCTAACTATCGTTAGAAGTATCTTTTTGGTTAATTTGGATAGTTGCATTGTCTGAGGTTATGTCTAAAGTAATTATACCCTTACAAGTAGTAATCCCTGTTGGACATGTTCCGCTGATCTGATTGATATCGATATCTCCAGAATCACCATCGTAAACAACTGTTTGTTCTTGATAGTAACCATCGTTCTGAAGAGTGTTGATGTTATTGGATGAACCAGTTAGATCCCAACTCCAAGTAGCATCATCTGTCTCAACATCAACGTCAAAGACATTGCTTGAACCAACAACCGTTAGATCCAAATCCAATCTTTCTGAAGATGCAACGTAACCTTGGTCAAAGTCCATAGTGTTAGAATCACCTGTGATATCTACATCAATAGTCGTAGAATCAGCAGAACCGATATAACCTATGTTCCAGTCCCAAGAGTTTGCGTCACCAGTAAACAACATATTGTAGGTTGACTGGTCTGCAGCCAATGAACCAAACAATAAGTTTTCGTTTCCTAGTTGATCAATATCAAATGTTAACGATGAACCCGCGATTACAGACGCACTTGATGAGATTGAGTAATCATCCGCACCAATTTTGTTACCGTAACCTACTTGGTCAACATAAAGAGTCAGAGTGTCACCAGTCTGATCAATGTTGATTTCGTTATCGTCAGAAGCACCCGCCCAAGCAAAACTAGACATAACAAAAACACTCGCTAGTAGTCCTTTAAAGTACTTATTCATTTTCTTCTTTTTCTCCTATAGGATGTTTGTCGTTTCTCCCATCTGATTGATGGGGGTGACGATGTCCATCCTGTACAACCCAAAGACCTCTATCATGTCCTTGGTATATTAGTTCTAGTACTCCCGCCTCAATTGCCGTTCGTACCGCATATGTCACATTCTCATTATTACCCACTCCGTCCTCATACTCAATTAGTTGGGTTCCCTGTTCAATAAATCTGAACACGTCACCCCCGCTACCATAGGACAGAATAGTCTTTCTGGTTTGGACATTCAATAAAACTTCACCAGTCAGAACGGATACCGCTCTGATAGAAACAGTGACCACATCTTGTCTATACTGTCTCGTAAATCCAATTCCAAGTGTTCGAGCGCCTCGTCCACCTGTTTGAATATTTGTATCATAACCAATTATACCACCTTCGATTATCATCCCCGCAAACAACAATGGGGCAACTCCTTGGGAGTTCTCGTCAGCGTATTCCTGTCGGGTAGACCTAATAATCTGTCTTTCTCTGACTAGATTATCGATACCCTGTCTCTCTACTACGCGGAACCATGTTCCGCCACCCGCAGTCTTGAGAGCATCAATTAACATCTCTGTACCACCTTGCGTAATGGCAGTACTAAAATCTGCGATTCCATCTCTTGCTTTTCTCTGTCCAGTCTTGTCAGTAAAACCATATACTGCAACGACTGGTTTGTTCTTTGCTGGTGGAACCTCCAACAACTCAACATATGAAGGCATCCTTACTACTTCTGGATTCTCCACACAGAGATAGTTCCTCTCTTTAAACTTGTCCCACAGATATTCTTTACCTGTGATACAATCCTCTTGGTTAGGCAACTCAGACCATTGTGGTATGGATGCACAACCTGTCAATAATATGACACCTACTAGTACTTGCAAATGTCGTACCAATTTATCCACCATCTGGATTATCTCCCTCACTTGGGCCGAAGTTTCCAGTTCCGATAGGTATCTCAATAATCGTTTCTGTACCGTCCGAATCAACAATTCTCATCTTGATGAATTGAGATCCGTCCTCTCCAGTTATAACCTCGTATGTAACAACCGATCCTTCAAGTGTGAATGATCCAAATGTTACTGCACTGTCGTTACTGAACATATTGTCCACTAACTGTTTCGCAAGTTGAGCGTAGATTCTACTCTCTAAGTTACGAATAAATTTTGCGAGGACAGTATTGTCTGCCTCTCGTTCCGCTTGTTTCCTTGCAGCTTCTAGCGCATCCTCAATCGCTTTCTTTCTGCTGTGTTCTTGGTTCTCAATCGTAAGATAATGTGAACCAGTCCCTACTCCACTAAAACTAGGATTCTTAAATTGATGTACTATATCACCCTTTACCGTTGTCGGAAGGATCAGTATAATCATCGTCAGTAATATGTTCAATTTCATAGCGTTTCTCTTGTTGTTGTATAAGCATATCCAATTTAGTCTTCATGCGAATGAGATCGTTATCTAACATTCTCACACGGTCAATCAACTTAATCAATGTCATATGTGATTCTTCGATGACTGGATCTACCTGATCCGTCACCCATTTCCAGACGTAGTAAATGAAATACCCTAATCCAATACTTGCGATAATAGGGAATCCATAAGTGTTGATTAACTCTACTACATCTATATCCATTAGTCTTTACGTGCATCCTTCTGTCCATCACTTCGAGACAGTCGAGTCAAATCTGGTTTCAGATTAAAGACATGGTTTATCATCGAGTCGATACGAATCAACTCGTTGTTCATCGTCTTGATACGTTCATCAAGTCCTTTAACAAAACCCCTTTGAGTCTTGATATCGGACAATGCACCATCAAGAATAAATCTTAGTGTGAGGAATACGAAAAAACCCCCCGCGAGTGCCGAGGCTATAGGAAAACCCACTTCTAGTAGGTTGAATATTGCATCCATTTTCATACCTTCAAATCAGATTAATTATGTAGGTATTTATATGGATTAGTTATTTAAGTTGACCAGATTCTATTAATTTTTCAAATGTGTCCCATAAACTCTGGAATTTTACCTCATAAAGTTCCTTGAGACCGAAGTATTTGTTCATTATCTCATCTTGATACTCTGCGTCACCGCATCTATCCTGAAACTTTTCATCGTCTACAAAATATGTAGTGAGTTCATCAAGATCGTCTGTGATCATCCAACACTTCATGATCTTCTGTTCTAGATCAAATCTATCCACTTCTTTCATTCTATAACTTCCCAATTAGTAATGGTGGTAACATCGATGGAGTGCCATCTTTGATCCGCCTTATCATAAAACGCAAGACACGAACTATCATTTCTCTGTTTGATGAAAGTCGGTGTCGCAAGTAATGTCACGTCCTTGACAAGTTCTTCTCCTGTTCGGTAGTGGTTAAACGTGACTCTAACTACACCTTTGTACGCTGCTTCTAGCAACTTGTCCAATTAAAAATCCTCTTGAAATATTTTGTATAGGTAATCACCGTAGTCTTGATGTGCGACTTCATTCGGGTGATCGTATGGTTTGAACTGTCTCTCTGGATAGTCGGGATCACCACAAAACTTATTGAATGCTTTGTAGTAACCAAGTCCTACTCTACTGGTCTCTTTAAGTGAACCCAACATATTCGCAAGAATCTTGTTGAGTGATTTGAAACCTTCTGCGTGTGCCATAGACCAACCAAGAGTTCTCCAGTTCTGATTATGGAAAGATCCCTGAATCAACTTGATGTTATTTGCTTCCGCCATCTTCTCTAGTGCGATAAGGTAGGGTAACTGTTGTATCATGAATTTACGATTGTCCTCATGATACATGTAATAGTTATTGATGGTTCTCTTGAGATCATCGGGCAAATATTTTATCGTGTGAATTCTTTTGGGTGAATACTGAGTCATATTATCATAGTCGATAATATTAGGATATTGACTCGCAATGGCACGTGTTCTGATATTACAGGGAATTTCATCCCTTGGCCATGCAGTCCATAGGATCACCATGTGTGTGGTATTTTCGGGAGTGCAGATAGTACCGTCTGGTTTATGAGTCCACGATAAAGTTTCACCCGCAAACCATCTCATCAAATCTCTAAAGATCTTCTGGTTTCCTGTTCCACACGCACCGTGATTGTTATAGGAAACACCTAGATGTTCTGCGAGTCTATGGGTAAATGTATGATGCCAATGAGATGGTGGGTTTGCATCGAACCCATCCAACTCATCTCCATATACGAAACTACAACCAGAGGTTAATAGCATTTATTTTTTATTCTCCAAATCATGCACGTGAAGTGCGATTAGGGCATAGTGAATGACCTTCATTAGATCGGCGCGATTGTGACCGTTCTTATGACCGTATCGTTGTGTATACTTGAGTATATTACCCAGAGTAAACCCGATACCATGCCCGCCATCAATGATGAACTCAGTTGCTTGATATTTGTTCTTTGAATAGTGTTGACTATATGTCTTATTGACGTATTCCAAGATATCATCGAGATTCTCCTTTTCATTGTATTTATATTCAATTGTATTAGACATTACATTCTCCAGTTAAAATTAAGAACATTATACTACATGTTCCGCGTTTTGTCAATCACTTTCTATATCTTCGATCAACATATCTCTCATCAATTTTGCTTGTGTATCCTTGGTATCACCATTTGCAATACCACTGTTCACAAACTTATACGCAAGAGTGATCCTCTCACCCCCCGCATATGCAGAGTGCCAACACAGATTTTCTGGTTCCTTTTCAGATCCAAAGTAATAGTGTCTACACTGCCATCCCTTGACATCGGGTATATGGATGATCTCGTCCTTCTCTTTATCATAGTATCGGAAGTATCCGTTACCATCACTCCAAGTGAATAAGATCTGATACGCATTCGCGTCCCAGTTAGTGTGCCAACCTACGTAACCGCCAGGCGGGTAGTATGTCAACAATGCGGACGTATGCGCCCCTATCTCTTTTGCGAACTCAAACTTGACTTTCTGTTTGTATGGTTCCCATTGTTCTGGATCTACCATACACATCTTTGCAATAGGTTGTCCGAAGTATCGATCGGGTGGGCCGACTAACTCGTCCCTTGCAAGACACTCTTCGAGATAACCCCGACCAGTGAACTCTTCCCCCTTATGGATATCATCTTCTTCTCGAAACGTCCAGTAATCCTTCTGCATGTAGTTCTCATGTGAAAAGAACTCGTCTGAAATTTGATTCAGACGTTCCATGAACTGAGGATTACGGATTTCGACTTCCATTAGATGATAAGTCCTGAAGTCGCCTGTGTATATGCTTTAACGATCTCGTCATTTGTTTTGGTAACAAACACAATACCCTGTGTATAGAAAGACATCTCTGTCGGATTCTCTTCACCTGTTACTGCAACACCACGTGCAAATCCCATACCCTCTTGAGTCTGGATCACCATACGCGGATCTGATAGTACGAACGAACTCGCACCACTATCCTTATACTTACCTACAAATTCACCAGCGCTTGAAATCACTGATACCACGTCACCTTTTTTATAACTCATAATTACTCCTCTAATGCATTAATTACATCGGGGAAGTGAACCCCAATGATTTCCCAACACTGTTGTGCAACCAACATATGTTCTTTCTGTGTACCGTTACCCATTCTTAACTGACAGTAATGAATCCACGACCTTAATGATCCCGCCATATAAAGTGTGGTTTCGGTATTACCTTCGGGTAGAACCGCACGTGCTTGTTCTTTTGCGATACCATTATCTAGTGCCCACTTATATACCTCGTTTGACTTGTTAATGACCTCGCGTTGTTTCATGTTCCACTGTTCAATCAAACGATCTGAACTGTTTCCTGACAGTCTCTCTCCACCTTTACCATAATCGTCTGACACGATATCAATAGAGTTCTGACGATTCTTAGGATCTTGCAATCGTGCCATCCTAGTAGAGAACCTTTCACTCTCCGCATATCGTTGACTGAATTCTTGAAATGAAAACGAACGATGACGAATAATCTGTCGAGAGATATCACGTGTTGTTGTGATCTCCATAGTGAGATGAACCATCTCCAGTGGTGACCAGTGATTCTCTCTAATCAAATAACGAACCAACTTACCCGCAGTCTTGGTGTTATTCTGATTAGTCGGATTACTTACCCGAGCCGCATATGCGACCAACTGTTCTGCGGTGAAACATCCTGTCTCTGCACTAGGTTGACTCAAACAAACCAAACTTACTCTACTCATTATCGCTCTCCTTGACAAATATGCCGTCTACCATTTTACCCTTACGATCTTTGATGTCGTGATATGCGACCTCCAGACAGTGTTCCAAGGGTAATCCGTTACGTTTACATATGTTAATTAATACCACCATGATATCACCAATATCGTCCGCGACATCTTTTCCCTTACATACATTGTCGGATAGTTCTCCGACTTCTTGTATTAATTTCAAGACTTGATCTTTATCAGTCGCACCATCGATCAGATTACGATCCACGTGCCATTGTTCGACCTTATCTATCAGTGTCTTCATCATCATACTCCACAATTTCTTCTTCGATCTCGATCTGTCCGTTGAGTTTCAAAAACTCAAACATTGTTGACGCACCTTCCTTGACACCTATGTAGTGTCCACAATAAAAACTTACTGCAAGTAAGAATGTGGATATCATAGTTAGTTCAAGTGCAGTAAATGGTATCTCCATTATTCACCCATCCTAAAGTTCTTAAAGTTTTCCGACTTCATTCTCTGACCAGCAGAACTGTTATCAAAGATTGGTTTGTCGTCCCATCCCTCATCTTCTTCCGTTTCACTCGACTGATCGCAATCGAATAACTTCATCTTAGATCGATCAACCCCGACCATGAATCTCTGATTATGTGTAGGATCGTTATATCTATTCTTCAACTGTTTGACCATGATCTTACCTTGTGCGTTAAGTTCATCATTCGCAATCAAGGCAAACATAAAGTCTGCGGTTGCGGGTAGACCAAATGATTCGGATGTATCTTCCAGACCAAGGTCATCATTACTGTAACCAGATCGAGTCGTCTGTGTCGCGGACACGATCGGAACATTGAACTCTACTGCAAGTCCACGTAACTCTTCTGCAATACTCTTGATATAAGAATAAGAATTGATCGCACCACCCATACCCTTCATACGAGAAGACGCACAGATATTTAGATAATCAATAAACACAATGTCGGGTACAAAGTTCTTCTTGAGTTTCAATTCATTCAGTAACGCACGGAAATGATTCGCATGTGCTTGACCTGTAGGATATTCCTTGATGATCAGTTTACCGTTGGTCTTGTCAGAGATCGCTTTCACTCTATCCGTGAACATGACCTTAGATAGATTCTCCAACTGGTCGATCGCAACGTCCATCAAGTTCGCATCAATACGTTCTGCGATTCTCTCTTCTGCCATCTCCATAGTAATGTATAGAACATTCTTGGAATCAGACAAAGCTGCACCCGCACAGTGACACATGAACAAAGACTTACCAACACCAGTACCCGCAAGTGCTATGTTAAGAGTCTTGTTCGGTAGTCCACCCTTGGTGATCGAGTTGAAATATTCCAAGTCGAACGATAACCGTTCTTCTTCTTGGTGGTAGAACTCAAATCGTTCATCCACTGACTCGAAGTAGTCATGACCAATATTAGTATCGAACGATACACCCAGTGCCTTTGATAGTACATCGGGAATTGCATTTTTAGAAAGTACCTTATGTTTACCGTCTATAATTGTAATGGACTCCATGACCGCATTATAGACCGCACGATCCTGACACCACTTCTCAGTAGTATCTATCAACCAATCGAGGTTTTCTTGTTTAGTTTCAAAGATATTTGGTAATATTTCCATTGCGTGACGATAGACTTCATCGTTGAGTCTGTCACCTTGGTCTACCTCAATCTTGAATGCTTCCATAGTAGGAAGTTTGTTGTACTTTGCAATGAACAAAGTCAACTCTTTGAAGAGTCCTTTGTAGACTCCTTCGAAATAATCTGGTTCGAGAAAGGCTGCAACCTTTCTCATGTATTCATCGTTAGTCAGTAGATTCCGTAGAATCGTCTGTTCTAAATTTATCTCCATAGGTATCATCCATCTCAGCAGTAGTTAATGTGCCTTGAGAATATGACCGCTCTAGAATATCCTCAAGCATATCGGCAGCGTGTTCCTGTAGTGGAACATATGTGGTACTGAGTTCTGGATCTGGTGAAGAGATAATCTTGAAGTTGAACTTCAGACATTTCTCTTTACCATCAAAACTTACATTACCATAACGAATGACTGACTCTACGAAGTCACCTGTGAGAATACGTACATCCCACGCTTGTTCGTTGTCAGCGTCTGCGGGGATCAACTCATAGTCAACCCCCTCACTCACTTTATCAATGTTTATATCACGCATCGCCTTCGACCATTATATCAAATTCTACGTCAGAAGGCAAGCCTATTTTGTAACTTTTCTTTAAAAAGTCTGTGAAGTCAGTGGTCGCAAAGATTGGTTCCCAGAACTCACGTTCCAGAGTTTCCTTCTGACGGTATTTCTTTTCCTCACCGTCTCGTTGATACCAACCATTACTTGGTTTGACAACATATCCACCCGCAAGTGCAACGTCCAGTAGTCCTGAGTATTTCTCAACACCACCATCCCACGATACACTGATCGGAATCTTGGATTGTTCTTTGACGTAACGAGACTTGTCCACCTTGATTACAAAGTCATACCCTGTCACTTCAGTACCAGTCTTGTTTTGTCTACGACCAATGATCCAGATGTTGTCTGCGGAATAGTAGATACCTGTTCCACCAGAGACTACATCTTTAGGGAAGAGTCCAATCTCTTTGTAGGTATGGTTGATCGCAATCAATGGGATCTTCTTCATATTCAGATATGGAGTTACCATACGGAACAAAGACTTGAACGCTTTCGCACGAGACATATCCGCAACGGACTTCTCGTTCATTGCATCTTCTAGTTCCTTCTTAGATGCAAGGTTACCAACAGAATCGATCACCACGATGACATCATCGGTTGCGTCCAGATTCTCTAGTTGGTTGATGAGATCAAACTTCAGTTCTTCTACATCCTTGATCGGACAATGCAAGACACGGTTAGTATCTATACCAAACTGTTCAAAGTATGATTGCGGTGAACCAAACTCTGAATCGTAGAACAACAGAACTGAGTCTGGTCTCTTCTCAAGATACGCTCCCGCCATCAATAACGCAAACGATGTCTTAAAGTGTTTACTTGGCCCAGCAAGAACTGTCAACCCAGGCGTTACCCCACCATCAACAGAACCCGACAGTGCGACATTGATCATCGGCACATCGGTAGGAACCATGTCCACTTCTTGAAAGAACCTACTATCTTGAAGAACCGCAGTATCCTTAATCTTGGACTGCTTTCTCAATTTATCCATTACACTCATTCATCTTCTCCAAATGTTATATTATTTACTTTCTCACGGTCATCCTTCTCGTAGTCTTTACGATAACCGTTATTGATTCGTATGACTTCCTTTATCATATCGAAACAAACTTCTTCACCGTTTTCCTTCTGGTTCTCAGAGAACTTTAGGAAGGCAGCGATATCCTTCGGGAAACATGCACCACCGAATCCACGTTTACCATCATAGCCAGGCACACGTGTGTGTCCGATACCAACACGACTATCTGCACCCATAGCACGTGTAATTATATTGTAACTACACTGATACGCATTCACCAGATCATAGAACTGGTTAAAGAATGTTACCTTGGTTGCGAGATATGTGTTGATACCATACTTCACAAATGACGCCTCATGTGCAGACATACGATAGAACTCACGTGTAGAACACAATGAGAAGATATCATAGATCTGCATCAACTCGTTTGTTGCATCGTCCGATCCACCCACCACATGGAACTTCGCGTCTACAAATTGTTCCTGTGCAGATTTCTCTGTAAGGAACTCTGGATTGTAGACGAACCTGTTCGATGCTTCATCGGTCATACTATTGTATAGTCGATCAATTACATCTGGTGTGATTGTTGATTTGACAACAACAAGAGAGTTAGTGTGGTTCATGAGTTTGAGAACCGCATCTTCTACGATACTCGCATCAACCGTATGGTTCTCACTCATCGGAGTGGGAGCGCATACGAACACACAGTGTGCATCATAGTCTAACAGATCATCAATCGTAGTTCCATACTTAGGATCTACAATCTTAGTTTCCACCAACGGATTGGTGAACGCATAATCGACTGCACTACCTACGAACCCATGACCAACGATACCCAGACGAAATGGATTACCCACTCCTACTGGTGGTTCGTTTTTCTGTACAGGAACTTCAGTCGGTGACCGTCCCGCACGTTTAGGTTCTTCGGGTAGGTACTTGTCAAAATCATCTGCCATTATGATACTCCATATACCAATTATAAAAATTCTTCACACCGACATCAATCGGTGTTGTTGCTTTGTAACCTAGTGATTGAAGTTTCTCGGTGTTACTCCAAGTCTCTAGTGTGTCAGCGGGATGTCGAGGTGCAAGATTAATATCTGCCTCGTGTCCGACATTCTCCTCAATCGCCTTCACAAAGTCCTTGAGGTTTACCTGTTGACCGTATCCTATGTTAAAGATCTCGTTTGATGGGATAGTCTGGTCGTTGATCACGATCAAGATTCCATCAAGGATATCCTCCACATAGGTGAAGTCACGCTTCATATCCCCATAATTATACAGGTCTATGGGTAAATTGTCAAGCGTTTTTTTCGTAAATTGAAAAAGTGCCATATCTGGTCTTCCCCAAGGCCCGTAGACGGTAAAGAAACGGAGACCAACATTCTGTATACCAGATATGGCAAACTGGATTTCATTGATGTACTTGGTGTATGCGTATGCGTTCCTTTGTTTACCTGTAGGCAGACTCTCTGTCCATCCCTCTTTGGGAATAGGTGTCGATCCATATACAGATGAAGTAGACGCATAGACCACACGGATGTCTCTGTCCTTAACGATCTCGATAAGGTTTTGAGTTCCATCAATGTTGTTTGAGTGATAGTCTCTCTCCTTACCAAATGAGTCACGCACACCCGCATGTGCGGCTAGGTGAACTATTTGATCTGGTTGGAAACTATCGATGATTCTGAGTGTAGACTCATAGTCACGTAGATCACAGACCTTGATGTCTAACTTGAAGTGTTCTGTCCGATCCACTTTGAGTTGTGGATCATATAGATGATTGTTATAATTGTCAAGACCAAGAACCTCGTGTCCTTCTGATCTCAACCTATTCATTAACTGCGAACCGATAAACCCAGCCGCACCTGTTATTAATATTTTCATTTTACCGTCCTATCCGTTTCTATAAACATATTCCAACGCCCTGTCCGCTTCCTTTTGCAGTGGACGTGATTCATACCAATTACCAGTCTCCGCGTCAAACTGTTTGCACATATCTGCAATCTGATTCGCAGTGATTGGATACCCTTTACTTATAGCATGACCAGCGATCGCGACCATGATCTGATACATCTTGTGATACCATCCTGTTCCTGTAATAGTCCTATACTCAATCGCAAGGTTCTTGGGAAAGAATGGACAGTCATGATAACTAGTCCAACTAACGTCTGTGTTATTTAGTTGATTCTTACGATGTTCGATTACCGCCTTCTGCATCTCTGGTGGAAGACGATCCAAGAAAGTGTTTCCAGACTTTACCTCATACTTATGCTTGGCCATAAGTGAATCAGTATTAACAGGGTTCCCACTATGACTAAAGTAAAAGTTATTTGCGTTAGGATAGTCCGCAGGAACGTAATACATTCGAGCGAGATCCTTAGTCTGTGGATCTCCGATTTCTCCAAGTTCTTGATTGAGTGCGAACCAGAAGTGTTTGATTCGATCTTGCGGTATAGATTCGTCAAGGTCGAATACAAGACGAAACTTTGGTTGTTGAACAGACGAACTAGCTGTACTGTAACAAATAAAACTCCAATCACCAAACCTATTAACCAACTCATATCTTATACCCTCTATAGTGTTATCAGAAAACTCATAGTCATCAACATCAACAGCACACCAATTGCTCCAACAAGAAACAGATTTATTGCTACGTGTAGTACCTTCCTGAAACACAGCAGGAGTAATAAGAGGACTAGAGTTTCTACCACCTTTCTCACCTTTTTGTTTTGATAGTCCATACAAAAGATCATCGAATTCCTCCCATGTATCAACGGAGACTGTTCGATGAGTCTTATTGTCAAACTGATTTTTAAATATAGTTAATTGATACATGACGACTATTATACCATTATCAACATTCTTTGTCAAGTTATATGTGCATTATGTCTCTGTACACACGTTGGTCAGATCCACGATAGATCTTCTCACTGATATTTCTAAACAGGGTTAGATCATTGTCTTTATACTTACCCTTACTCAATCCTTTGTAGGTGAAAGACGCAATCCTCTCAAGACAACCATGTGCAACATACCAACCGATCGCATCTCCTACTCCAGTCTGATCCGCATTATCAAACATCATGTAAGGGATCTCAAGTCTAAGTGCGACATGGATATCTGAATAGACATCATAGGTCATGTGACTACCGTCAATGAACGCGAAGTCGAACTTACCCAGTTTCACATCATGAATATCTGGTAGGTAGTGAATCACTGAGGGTGAAGGAACAGGTATGATCTCGATCCTACCCTTACCAAACTCTTGAGTTGCTTGATGCGACTCCTTCCACTTCTCGTGTCTAGGACTTGACGATACAATATGTGCATCGGGAAACACGTCTGCAAGATACGAAGTTGAGTGACCTCTATAGTAACCTATCTCTAGTATGCGTTTAGGATCAACGAACTTCTTCACATAGTTGAACGCATCGAACACTTCATCGTTTGGTGGTAACCACCCCCAACCAGTATTCGTATCGAACTCCAGATGCGGGAACCGATCCTTGTATTGAAAATAATTATCCAAAAAATTCCTCCAAGTCTCCACTGTCTTCGGTATAGTCAATGAAGTCAAAATTATTTTTCCATTTATTATCTAGACTCTTGAAACTGACACTCATCTTGTCTCCTGTAAGGTGACGAGGAATTACGTACCAATCGTCTGTTGGAATGTGGTGCAACGCAAACCAGTCGATCGTATCTTCGGGGTAACAATACTTGATCTGATTACCCTTGTTAGATGCCTTGGTT